GAAATTAATAATTCCACCTCAACTGCAATTTACAGCTGAGAGATTGATGAAATCTCAAGGCAGACCTGGAACAGCTGACAACGATGTAAACGCAATCAACTCAATGGGAATGATCCCACAAGGTTACGTAATTAATCATTACTTAACTGACACTGATGCGTTCTTCATCAAAACAGATGTACCTAATGGTCTGAAACACTTCGTTAGAGCACCTATCAAAACAACTATGGAAGGTGACTTTGACACTGGCAACGTAAGATACAAAGCTAGAGAGAGATACGTATTCGGATACTCAGACCCTAGAGGTGTATTTGGTTCACCAGGAGTGTAATCGTTACATTAATTAAATTAAAAAGGGGCTTTCGGGCCCCTTTTTTTTGTGGTATAAGAGGAGATAATCATGAAAAAATTTCTAGTTAATATCAGAGCATATGGGCATCATGCGACTTTTCAAGTCGTGTGTGAAGATAGTGCTGAATCTATTGAAAACGCAATAGTTGACAAACTAGGAGAAAAAGGTGTAAAGTGGGAAAAAGACGGATTTACAAGTCTGTCAAAAAAATGGATAACCTATGAGGAGGTTAACGATGCAAAACTTGAACGACCTATACAAAACAAAGAGGTCCTTGGAGTTGAACTGGGAGCAGGAGCATCTTAAAGAGGGTAGATATACTCTCGATATGGTTAGAATAGACCATAAGATCAAAGAGGTCATTAGTGAAATTAAAATGGCCGAAGCAGATAGAGCTCACCAGTCAAATAAAATTGAGGGTTCTGCAGCCCAAGTATCAGTAGCTACTTAATAAAACGCTACATCGTCGAAATACGTACATTCACCACGCAATCCCTTGCACTCTATACAAAAATCATATATATTTTAGCCACTATACAATAACAACAAACAAGTAAATATAAACGCGTATAGTCGATATACCCTAGGTAATTATATTTACGTATTCTAGGAGGAATATAAAATGGCAACAACAACATTTACGGGTACAGTCAGATCCAATGGAAATGGCAATAGAGCAAACTATGCAGGCAGTATGTCTATGGTAGCTCAATTCTATGTACCTTCAACAGTAGCAGCGGCGGGAACAGATGCACAAGTATCATCAACTGATACTGCAGCAGTTCAACTTCCAAAAGGTTCAATCGTTGATTATATTATTTTCGCAGGTGCGGCAGCAGCTGGTGGAAAAATAGACATCGGTTTTAGAGATGTAATCGATGGCACAACTTTTGTAGACACAGATGGTTTCGTAGATAACGGAGCAGCTGATGATGCACAAGAAATGGTTCTACCAAGTTCAGGAACAGCAGGTAATGATTTAGGTCTTACTGAAATGACATACGATGTTAAAATCGTAGCTGGTGTAGACGCAGCAGGACAAGCGGGAACTTTATCTGGAACAATTTTTTACCACATGCAAGACGAAGGTAATCAAGCAGGTGAAAGTACACCGAAGTTAACATAATAATAATTATCTATGCTCCTTCGGGAGCATAGGTTTAAATTAAAAGGAAAAAACTATGGGATATGCAGGTGGCGCAACGCCAGTAAACCAATTCTACACAGAAGCAAGTTCAACTGTAAGAAACAAAGCAGGGAGTGCTGTAGCAGCAGGACCTATTTGTTATTTAAAAGGAGTTACAATTAATCCTTCAGCAAATACTTGTCATGTAAAAATATATGACGGGTCAAGCAATGCTGATACTTTAATCTACGAACAAAAATGTTTAGATGGAGAAATGTATCAAGAATATATTGCAGCTGTAGGTATTAGAGCTCAAAATGGTCTTTATGTTGAATTAGTGGCTGGTACAAATTCTGTCGCAGTAATTTGGCAGTAGAAGGAGGTTAATGGCTACTTCCGGTACAATAACATTCAATCCTTCGATTGATGAGATCATCGAAGAAGCGTATGAAAGAACTAATATACGTGGAACTCGTACGGGTTATCAATTAAAGAGCGCAAGACGTTCATTAAATATATTATTTTCTGAATGGGCTAACAGAGGAGTTCAACTCTGGGAGATTAAACAAGCTTCTGTTAACCTTGTAGAAGGACAAGCAACTTATAGTACTGCTGCAGGTAGTACAGGTTATCCAACAGATATAAGTGATGTATTAGAAGCTTGGATTAGAAATAATTCTAGTGGAACATCAGCAGATGTATCTTTAACTAAAATAGATAGATCACAATACGCAGCTATTCCAAACAAGCAAGCAAAAGGAACACCTTCTCAATATTATGTAGATAGATTAATTGCACCAACAGTTACTATTTACGGCACACCAAGTTCAAGTTTTTCAAGCACAAGTACACCAACTAATTTTCAATTGTGTTTTTTCTATCTTGCAAGAATTCAAGATGCAGGAGCTTACACAAACACTGCTGATGTAGTTTATAGATTTTATCCATGTATGATTTCTGGTTTAGCTTATTATTTAAGTATTAAATATTCTCCTGATAGAACAGAAGGATTAAGACTATTATATGAAGATGAATTAGCTAGAGCTTTGAATGAAGACAGTCAAGGTACATCTTCTTACATTACACCACAAACATTTTATGGAGATGGAGTATAATGGGACAGTACGCAACAGGTAAACACGCTTTAGCAATTTCAGATAGATCTGGAATGAGATTTCCATATTTAGAAATGGTAAGAGAGTGGAATGGTGCTTTAGTTCATTATTCAGAATATGAAGCTAAACAACCTCAATTAGATCCACCTTGGGTAGGAGGTGATGCACAAGCTTTATTAAATCCTAGAGTACAACAAGCAGCTACTGCGGGTTTAATTTTATTAACACCAAATCCATTTACAACGGTTATTTCAAGTGGTGTTACTTATATAAATGTTTACTCATATGCACATCAAAGAAGCACTGGAAATACAGTAAGATTACGTGGACCTGTAGCACAGAATCCTAGTTCAGGTTCTGGTGGAGCAGATGCAAGAAATTTACAATACTTTCAAGCTATTCCTACTTTTGATGGTGTTAGTGATATAGATTCAGCAGCAGGACATACTATTACAATTGGCAAAAAAAATGCAGATGGATCAGTTACAACTGCTCCTACTTCTACACCAACAGAAATTTTAACAACTCCTGAAAACTTTTTCTTTTTTACAAGTACTAATACTGCTACAACAGGAAATATTAAAGGAGGTGGAGCAGCGTGTTCAGCTGGTCCGGTAACATTACAGGCATTATAATATGGCATATACTTTAGATAATTTAAGATCAGACATGAGATCCTACACAGAAGTAAGTAGTAGTGTTTTAACAGACGCTATTTGCAATACGATGATTAAAAATGCTGAAAACGATATTTACAGATCAGCAGACTCTGATGAAGAAAGATTTTACGCAACATCTAATTTAACATCTGGAAACAGATATGTGAGTATTCCTTCAGATTTAAGATTTATTAGATATGTACAAGTAACAGATAGTTCAGGAGATCAAGTTTATTTAGAACCTCGAGATACAAGTTTTATGGCTGAATATTATTCTACACCTAATACTTCTTCTACAGATGTTCCTAAATACTATGGGAATTGGGATGCTTCTACATGGGTTATAGCTCCTACACCAAANGCAAATTATGCAGTAACTCTAGCTTATAACAAAGAACCTACAAGTTTAACAGATTCTTCGATGGCTAGTAGCGGAACTTATGTGTCTAATAAATATCAAGATATGTTGCTTTACAAATGTTTGGTAAACGCATATGCATACTTGAAAGGTCCACAGGATATGCTACAATACTACAATCAGGCATATGAAAAAGCTTTAATGACGTATGCGGTTGAACAACAAGGCCGTAGACGGAGAGACGAAGACAGCGATGGAGAAATTCGTACTCAATTGGTATCAGAGTCTCCATCAGCTTATGGTAACAGAAGAGGAACAAGTTAACACAAAGGAGAAAATAAATGGCAAATATAGTACCTTATGCTTTTAAAGGAGAACTCATGTCTGGAACTCATAATTTCAGTGCAGGGGGTAATACTTTTTTTCTAGCATTGTATACGTCAAATCCATACGTAGCAGCATCAAGCACAGTTTATGTAACTACTGATGAAGTATCTTCAGGGGGTGGTTCTAACTATTCTGCTGGTGGTAAACAATTACAAAACCAAGCAGTAGGTTCGTCAACAGCAACTACAACAGTTGATTTTGATAATCTAACTTGGGGTGCAGCAACAACTGGCGCTGCAACTTTTGGAGCGGCGTTTGCAGCAATTTACAACTCAACTAGTTCTAATAAATTAGTTGTAGTTTTAGATTTTGGTGGAACAAAAACAGCAACGAATGGTGACTTCACTATTGCGTTTCCTAGTATTTCAACACCATCTAATGCGATTTTAAGTTTAACATCATCATAGGATTTTAAATAATGGCTTTAGTTTTAAATGATAGAGTAAAAGAAACTAGCACGACTACTGGCACAGGAGATATGGCTCTTGCCGGAGCGGCAACTGGGTTTGTTACTTTTGCAACCGGCGTTGGTAATAACAATACAACTTATTATACTATTCATAATCAAGGTACTAATGAATGGGAAGTAGGTCTTGGTACGTTAGATGCTACGTCAGCAAATTTAGCAAGAACAACTCCAATCACTTCATCGGCAGGTGGTGGAGCAGTTACTTTCTCTGCAGGTACAAAAGATGTATTTTGTACTTTACCTGCAATTAAGACTCCAGACATGACATTAACAACAACAGGAGATGTATTATATGCATCTGCTGCTAATACACCCGCAAGACTCGGATTAGGGTCGGCTAGTCAAATTTTGGCTGTAAACTCTGGCGCTACGGCACCAGAATGGGTTACAAACGATAAAGCATCGGAAGGATTTGCAGTTGCAATGGCAATTGCATTATAAGTAAAGGAAAACAATGGCACAAAATTTTAGAAGACATACAGCAAATGCAGTTGGAACTTCAGCGGTTGAAATATTTCAATCTAATGGTTTTGATTGTGTTGTTGGTATATCTCTATCAAATGTACTAGGGACAGCTATTAATGCTACGGCTTATATTAATGATGGATCAAGTGATATCTCTATTATAACAACAGCTCCAATTCCAACAGGATCATCTCTACAAGTTTTAGATGGTGGAGCAAAATTTGTTATGCAAAGTGGAGACAGATTATATGTTCAAAGCGATACCGCTTCATCAATTGATGTATATGTTAGTATAGTAGATGATATTAGTACGTAAGGACAGATATGGCATATATTGGCAACAGGCCTGCATCTCAAGCTCTTACAGCAGCTGATATTGCAGATGGAATAGTAACTAATGCGAAGTTAGCAGGTAGCATCAGTAATGATAAATTATTGACTATACAAAATGCTGCGTTGCAAAATGATTCAGTTACATATAATTCAGTTACTGTTGCATTAGGATCTTCTGGTACAATTACTACAACAGAAGCTGGTCCAACATTTACTTCTATTAGTCCTTCAATTATTGACAACACATCT